TCACTGCGTGGGATCGATGAAGATGCTGTTTGCGCGCTGGGCAGGGTACCGCTCGTACACGGCGGAGACGAGTTGCTGGAAGCTCAGCTTCATGGCCCAGGCGACCAGCGCATCGAGGTAATTGACCGCGTCGGAGGGCGCCCTCGCGCGAAGCTCGTCCGCCTTGCTGATCCCTTCCGGCGTGGCTCGATAGGTAGACCACGACCGCGAGGCGGTCCCCTGGTCAACGTCGACGAGACCCATCGAGTCGAGTATGTCGGCGTCCTGATACACGTCGGCCGAGAACGGCCCGTAGTTGTACGGGCGGAACTTGTAGTAGCCGCGCCCGACCCGGTCTGCCTTTTCCTCGCCAAGGATGAACAGGATCTTCTGGAGCTGAACCGGCGTAAGTGGGCGGCCACCCGCGGCGGCAATCGCGAGCAGGGCCCAGTCCTTGCGCGTCACGCACCCTCCTTCGCGCTCAAGCCATTTCGTCGCCAAGCGCGCGGGGTCATTCTGACAGAGCTTGGAAAGCCGCAGGCGCATCGAGTGCTTCCTTACGCCTTCACCCAGACACCGCCGCGCCGGACGTACACGTCGGGTCCAGCGTCCGACCAAGCGCCTGACCGACGGACCTGCACGGCATCGGCCTTGACCCAGGCACCCGAGCGGCGAACGTAGGTCTCCGAGCCGACCTCGTACACGACGTAGACGCCCATCCGGCGGCTCGAGTGGCTGGACTCGCCGCTCATCCCGGACGGGTTCGATGAGTTGTTGTCGTGGTCGTAGTGGGAGCCCGTGTTGTCGAACCCGAACTGCATGGCGCCCGTCGGATTGCGAGTGAAGCCGACGTAGATCGTGCCCGCGGCCACGTCGAACGGCGTGACGACCGCGGCCTCGTACTTGAGCGAGGCGCCGACCGCGAGGGCGGCGCCCGAGGCCGTCTGGAGCGCGGTCTGGCCGAGGACCGTGTTGCGGGTGCTGCTCCAGACGACGCCACGGAACGAACACGAGGCGTCCTTGCCGCGGAGCCACACCCCGATCCGGGTGATCCGCCCCGCCTCGGGCATCGTGACGGCGGTGCAGTGCTGATTGGCGACGCCCGAACCCCACCACTCGGAGCCGTAGTCGGGTTCGGCCGTGTAGCCCGCGGTCGGCATCGTCTAGGCCTCCCGGCTCACTTCTTCACCCAGATGTCGCCCTCGGCCGCCGAGGCGCCGGGGTCAGTCGTGCCGACCCAGACCTTCACGCCCGCAGCACCGCCGCCCGCGGACGCCTGGGCCCAGGCGCCGATGTCGTCCGCGGTGCCGGTGTGCGAGCTGAGGGCGTGGACCTGCGGGTGGTGGGCGTCGGGCAGGTATCCCGAGCCGTGGGCGTGGACGTGCGCGGCTCTGGCGAGCGCGCCGGTCGCGCCTGCGCCTCCCGCGGCCGCCACGTCGGCTGGCGTCGCGCCCGAGGTGGCGACCTGGTGGCCGTGGCCAGAACGGGCGAATGTGGCGGCCGTGCCAGCGGCACCCGCCGCGTCGACCGTGACGTTGGCGTCGGGACCCGCCGCAGGTGCCGGGTGATGGTCGGTCGCGGTCTGGCCCGTCGTCGCCGAGTGGGCGACCGGGCCCGATCCGTCGCCACTGTGGGTGTGTGCCTTGGCGTGGTGGTTGTCGGTCGTGAGCCCGTCCAGGTCAGCGTGGCGGACCTTGCGGCCGGTGCCCGCCGTGCCCTCGTGGCGATGCCCGCTCGCCGGGTCGAGGAGGGTTGCCGCGAGGTTCTCGATGTCGGTGCCCGTTGCCCGCGGACCGCGCTCGTCGGTGATGTTGGCGTCGACGATCGATGCCGCGGCAGCCGCGACCGCGACGGACGCCAGGGCGATCTCCCACACTCCCGCGGCCACCCGGGTGAGGGCCGGCGCCGTCGGCGACTCGGCAGGCGTGCCGGTCAGGACCGCGAGCGCAGCCGTGCGGCCGGCGAGGTCGCGGCGGACGACGATCCGGTCGATCCGAGGCAGGGTGGCGTGGGCGGCCGCGATGGCGAGTGTCTCTTGCCCTGTGTGGACCTCGAAGTAGTAGCCCTGCAGGAACGCCTTGCCGGTGTTGACCCGGACGCTCATCGCAGGCGGACTCGCTTCGGCCACGGCGAGCTCATTACCGGTCGCCACGACGCCGTCGCCGATGATCGCGCCGACGACCTGCGCCCAGGCGTCGGAGGTGTAGATCCGGTCACCGCCGGAGCTGTCGAAGAACCGGGATCGCTGGGCCATCGGGCGCTCCTTCAGGCTGCCTTGATGATGTAGACGGCGACGATCGAGGGCTGCACCACCGACAGCGCGGCGTGGTCGCCGACCGCCGCCCCGCTGTGGGCCGACACAGCCGTGCCGGTGTGCGCGGAGTGGGCGTCGACCGCCGTCCCCGCGTGGCTCTGCGCGGCGTGGTCGCTGTGGGCCGCGGGCTGTGTGACCGTGTGGTCGGACGGCTGCGTGACGGTGTGGGAGCCGGCGCCGACCGCCTGGGACTTGGCGACCGCGTACGAGCCCGACGCCGACGACACGGCGGCGGTCCAGTTCCGCGTCCGCGACGTGCCCGTCCCGAACACGCTCTGGTCGAGCGATGAGATCGCGTGGGTGTCGTCGATGATGAACGGCAGCTCGTGGCTGTGGGTCCCATGCGCCGCGACTGCAGCGCCCGAGTGCGACGAGACGTCCGCGCCCGAGTGCGCGCTGTGGGCGAGCGCGGCGTGCGCCGAGGGCTGGGTTACCGCGTGGTTCGCATGGGCCGCCGGCTGGGTCACGGTGTGGGCGGCGGGCTGGGTGACCGCGTGCGCCGACGGCGTGGCGGTCTTCGCCCCGGGCGTCTCGCCGAGGGTGTCAAAGTCCGCGTCGCCGGCCTTCAGGCCCACCGGCACACGGCCCCGGTAGTCCGGGAGCGAGAAGTGCGTCCCGTCGGCCGCGCCGTACGTCGTGCCGAGCACGGCGAACAGCGCGGGGTACGCCGAGCGCAAGATCGACGCGCCGTCGCACGCGAGCCAGTCCATGGGCGGCACAGGCGCAGGCCACAGGACGACCGAGCCGACCGGCACGCCGCCCGACGCCGTGCCCACCGCGCCGTCGGCGGTCGCCGCCGCCCGGCCGGTCGACGCCTGCGACGCGAGGGTCGGGAACGGCCGCCCGAGGACGGCGGTGATCGTCGGCGCGGCCGCACTCCGCTCGAACGCCTTGGTGACCTCGACGATCCGGGCGGCGTAGGCGAGGCCGCGCTCCGCGTTGCGGACGGTCACGACGTCGCCGACGTCCCAGTGCTCGCGGTAGCGGAAGCCGCCGTACTGGTGGACATCCGCTTCGAGACTCGTCTCGGCACCGGTGGCGGCGAGGAACGCGTCGCCGCGCTGGGCGAGCACGGTCGTCTCGCCGAGCTCGACGTCGCGGGCGTCGAGGAACGCCTCCCGTCGGTCGAACCCGGCTGGCTCAGTGCCCGACCAGCGGGTCACGAGATCGCGCTCGGTACCCTCGCCCTGGCCCGCGACGAGCGCGACGGTCTTGGCGTCGATGACGGACTCCAGCTCCTCCCAGCGCTCGAGCGTCTCGAACGCGAAGTCGAAGAACACCGACGCGCTCCGGTCGACGCCGTCGGTGATGTCGAACACGAAGTCGCCGCTCAGTGGCTCGTACGTGATCTCCCAGCCGAGCCCCGCGACGAGGCCGATCTCGCGGGCGAGGTCGAGCACGGTCTGGTAGCGGCCGTTGACGGTCACAGCCGGTCCGCGGGCGGCATCCGGCGCGACGACCAGCCCGGGCACCTGGCGGGCCGGAGCGGCGAGGTCGGCCGCGTGCGAGCGGAGGTAGTGCTTGATCGCGGTCTCGGCCGCGACCCCGGTCTGGCGGTCGTGGCTCTCGCCAGCGGGAGGCTCGACGAGTCGCTCGACCATCGCGATCCCCTCGAGCGATCGGCCGGTGACGGTCATCTCGTCGTTGCGCGTGCTCCCCTCGGCGACGCTCGCGATCTGCTCGATGAGGAACACGAGATCGCCCTCGTCGGGCAAGTAGAGCAGGCGTTTGGTGGCGAGCTCGCTGGCCCACAGCCGGCTGCGGTGGATCACGAGCTCGAACGTGTCCATCGCGGTGTAGCGGCGCACGTAGGACAGCCGCTCCCAGCTCTGGTCGACGAGCCCCAGGGTGGCGCGGGTCACGGGGTCGAGGACGTAGGCGCGGGTCATGCCTTCAGAACCCGCTCTGGCGCTGGCGCCAGTAGAGCTCGGCGCGCCCCGAGACGTTGACGTCGGCCTCGAAGGTCACGACGTTGAGGCCCGGGCGGAGTGACCAGAAGTCGGGCTTGGCGAGGTTGATCCGGTCCATGACCGCGGTCCGCGCACCGCTGGCGATAACAACCAGCTCGACCCGCTTGTCGCCGAAGGCCGTGCTCACCTCGATGTACTCGGTGGAAGCGATGTGCCCGGTGATCTCGAGGTCCTCGCCCGTGGTCAGGTTGCGGAGGCGGGCGGTCGTCACGTCGCCGTACAGGCGGGCGGTGATCGGCGCGTCGACGTCGCCGTCGTTGGCGATCTCAACCTCGACGTTGTTGCTGGTCATCTCGAGCGGGTACTCCAGGGCGAACTCGAAGCCGCCGGCACCCGTGAACAGCACTTGGGTGTCGGCGACGGCGCGCCAGTACGGCTCGGGTGCCAGCCACTCGACGTCGAACGGGGCGATCGCCTTCGTGCCGGCGGGGCGCTCGACCGATGCGCTCCGAGGCAGGGCCCGGAGCTCGAGCGGTTGACGGCCGTCGAGGGTCACCCGCAGGCGCCCCAGCGCGTAGGCCTCGCCCAGGCGGGTCGGCTGCTGCGCGAGGGAGCGGAGGAGGCCCGCACGGAGGTCCCAGGCGGCGCCCGGCGTCGCGGCCGCGAGCAGGCCGCCGAGGGCAACGACCCGCGGCGGGACGACGACGTCGACCGCCGTCGCGCCTGGCTGGTTGGGCGACTTGATCGTCACCGCCTCGACGGCGACGGGCTCGGTCCCCTCGAGGCGCATGAGGCGCAAGGGTGCGGCTGGGCCGGTCGTGAACCGTACGGGCGCCGAGCCGTCGGCCGGGAACCACTCGACGAGGGTCGCCACGTCAGGTCCCGCCGAGCGACCAGGCGAGGGCGGCGCGCCGCAGGGCGCGCCTCGTCTCGCGCTCGACGTCGCCCGCCTCGACGCCGTAGATCGTCTGGCTGCCGATGAGCGGCCCGGCGCGGCCGGCCCCGTCCGCGAGTAGGTCGCGGCTCTGGGCGGCGCTGAACACGTCCGTGCCGCGCGGCAGGCGGGCAAGCTCGGGACCGCGCTCGCCGAGCATCGCCCAGCCGCCCGCGAAGTCGCGGGTGCCCGTGGCCAGGCGCGGGATCGTGCTGATGTTGAGCCCGTTCCAGTCGAACGGGCCGACCGCCACGTCGCCGACTCCGACCCTCGGGATGTGGATCTGGATCCCGTTGAGCGCCCGGATCATCCCGTTGACCGCGTCGATGACCGTGTTGATTGCGCCCTTGATGATCCCAGTGATCCCATCCCACACGACCTTGATCCCGCGCCTCAGGCCGTCCCAGGCGTCGCCGATGCCCTTGGTGACCGCGGTCGCGACGTCCCACGCCGTCTGCCAGACGACCCCGATCGCGTCGAACGCCGTCGACATCACGGTCAGCAGGACGCTCGCTGCTGCGCCGACCAGGGGGAAGGCCACGTCGGCAACCTTCGTGATCACCGGCATGACGGCCTTGAACACGACCGCCACGGCGTCCATCGCGCTCTTCACGAAGCCCGCGACCTGACCCACGACCTTGCTGATGAGCGGCCAGTTGTCGCTGATCCAGCCCTGCACGAAGGCAAAGGCGCGCTGCAGCGCCGGCAGGACGTTCTCGGCCCAGGTCTGGAAGATGCTCTGGAGCGGCGGGAGGATGTTGAGCGTCAGCCACGCGAACGCGGCGCCGAAGGCCGGCAGGATCGTGTTGGTGATGACGGCCATGCCGCCGGCGGCACCGTCGAGGAACCCACCCAGCGTCGCCTGGACGGTCGGGATGACCCCGGTGATCCAGTCCGACACGACGGTGAACGCGGCAAGGAACGCCGGCAGGACGACCTCGGCGACGTTCATGAACGCTGCACCGACGGTGTCCTGGACCTCGTCGACGATGACGCCGAACTTGCGCTGGCTGTCGGCGAGGGTGCCGGTCATGCCGGCCGCCTGCTCCTGGTAGGCGGTCGTCTGCTGCAGGATCAGCGCCGAGCGCGCCTGCGCCGCAGCACTCGCGTCGAGGGCGCCCGTGCCGTCCCACAGGCCCATCGTCAGGGCCTGCTGCTGGATGGCGTTCGTGTCGATCGCGACGCCGAACTCCTTCAGGCCCTTGAGGGACCCCTGGGCACCCTTCTGGAGCGCGGTGAAGACCTCGTCGTAGGACTTGCCGGTGGCGAGGCTGATCTCGCTCGCGCGGGTCGCCATCGCCTCGGCCGTCGTCGTCGCCGCGGCGGTCGAGACGCCCGCGTTCTTCGCCCACTCGGCGAAGTTCGCGACGGAGAGCTCGAGCGCGTCGTCGGCGACCCCGAGCGCGCGGCTGGACTGCTCGGCCCAGCGGTTGACCTCGTCGCCCGACGCCCCGAACACCGCCCGAACGCGGCCCCACGCTCGCTCCTGCTCCTCGGCGTTGCCGATGGACGCGACGCCGAAGGCGACGACGCCGGCGGCCGCGGTGGCGAGCGCTCCGGCGATGAGCAGGGCCGATGACTTGGCAGCATCGGCAAGCCCGGCGAAGCCGCCCTTCGAGCCTCGGACGTCCGCATCGAAGCGGCTCCGGTCGAGCTTCAGGGTGGCGTAGAGGGCGCCGACCGAGATCCCCGATGCCACGTCAGTTCACCCGGCCTGCTGGACGCCCGAAGAAGCCGGCGAGCACGGCCTCGGACTCGGCCGGTGTCCGCGACATCCGCAGCGCGCCGCCGCCCGGGACAGGCCGCGCCGCCTCGCGGCTGGCGACCGCGCTCGCGGGGCCCAGCCCGCGGACGAGGACCATGAACCGCCGCAGCGTGAGGCGCGGCAGCTCGGCGACGAGGTCGATCCGGTACTCGCGCATGAAGTCGGCTTCCACGAGCGCCCAGGCGCCGATCAGGTCGAACGGATCCGGCGCTGGCTCCGCCGGATCGCCCGGTTTGGGGGTGGGCTGGCCTCGGCGGCGTAGGCGTCCATGACCCGCCCGATGAGGGCCTGTAGCTCGGCGACCGTGAGCCGGTGGACGCGGAGGAGCTCGTCGAGCACCGCCGCGCCGAACAGGCCCTCGGCGAGCCGGGCGACCTCCTCGGCGGGGACTGTCGTCGCCCCCGACCGGGAGAGGCGGATCCCGTCGAGCGCCACGACAGCTGGCGGGGAGGACGGCAGCGCGTAATCCGTGCCTCCGACGCGGATGATCAGCGGCCGCGCCTGCTGCTCCGCGCGGAAGGCGTCGAAGTCGATGAGGAGCGGATCGGGCGTGGCCATCAGGCGTGGGTGACCGCGCCCGAGATCGTCAGCTTCGCTGACCACGCCGCGGGGTCGTTGTGCCCGCCGCCCGCGGTCGTCACCTCGGCGGAGGCCAGGAACGAGTCGACGTTGCCGCCGGGGCTGGTCACCCGGAAGCTGCCGAGCGCGGTGAGGCCGACCGCCCGGGCGAGGGTCTCGACCGCCGCCTGGCCCGGGTCCCGGTCGCCGGTGAGGGCATCCTCGAGGTGGTGGCCTGCGATCGTGAACTCGAGGCCGCGCTCCATGACGAGGTGCTCGGCGACGCCGTTCGAGTCGAAGTCGGTCGTGTCCGCCCGGTTCGTCGACGGCGAGGGCGTGAGCGAGTTCAGGCCGCCGATCGGGGTCCAGGCGGGCGTGCCCGGATAGGCACTGTCGATCTCGATCGTGAAGTCGCGGGCCGGGATCTTCGTCGTGGCCATTGGATGTCTCCTTCGTCTGCGTCAGCCCGGCCAGCCCGACCGGAACGTGTCGGCGATCAGCGCGGCCGTCGCATCTGCCTCGGCCTCGAGGGCCTCCTCGAGCCAGCGACCCGAGCGGCCGCCCGCGAACTGCCACTCCGGGTGGGCGTGGACGAACCGCGCGTTCGCCGCCCCGTACCCGATCGCCACGCCCTCGTCGTCGACCGCGAGCTCGGCGCTCGCCGCGAGGGCGCCGGTGCGGTACGGGACCCGCCGCGAGGCCGCCGCCAGCAGCCGCTCGCCGGCCCGCTCCATGGCGTCCCGCTCGAGCCTGTCGGCGGCGTCGAGTGCTGCGGCCGGGTCCCAGTCGACCCTGGTGACCTCGAGGCCGCTCACGGCGCGTCCATCCGGACGACGAGGTCGAAGCCGAGGCCGCGCACGTCTGCGGTGCGGACGGCGTCGGGCACGACGCTCTCGATGTACAGGTCCCACCACAGCGCGGCGCGCCGGTTGGCGGCGACCGCCGCGACGACGCCCGGCACGATCGCGTCGAGCGCGAGCGAGACGGCCCGGTCGTTGCGCTGGACCCGCGGCTCGCCCCTGGCGCCCACGGTGTAGAGGACGCGTAGGCGCACGCCCGCCTCGTCGAAACGCCCGTCGGCCTCCTCGACGCGCTGCGGCGCGAGCCGCCGCGGCCAGACGTACAGCCGCCGCGGCTTGGGCAGCGTCGGCTCGGTCGCCCCGTCGTCCGCGGTGAAGCCGGTTGGCAGCGGCAGGACGGCGCGCACGGCGTCGACGACCGGGACGAACACGCCGCTCACGTCGTCACCCGGGCGCTGGTGAGGCCCGAGCGAAGCCTCGTGCTGTGCGGCCCGCGGTGCGGGCGCAGCGAGCGGGCGAGGCGGGTGCGGGTCACGCCGAGGTCGGCTGGCCGCGTGTAGCTGTGGCCTTCCGAGGACTCCTGCGCGTACGGGCTCGCGGACAGGGTCAGGCGGACGAGCTCGAGCAGGACGCGCTCGACCGCCCTCTGGTCGCTTGGGGTCGAGGTGACCGCGACCGTCGGCCCGCGCCAGGCGCCGTCGCGCTCGACCCGGGTCCCATCGAGCAGGCGGATCTCGTCGGGCGGGACCGGCACGCCGCCGTCGACAACCTCGACAGCGGCGGTCGGCCGGGCCAGGAGCAAGGGCCGGTCGCTGCCCGGCGTGACCCACAGGACGTCGGTCCGGACGGCTGTGAGCTGGCCGATGCCGTCGACCGGGTCGTTGGCGAGCCAGTCCTCCTCGCGCTCGATGACGAGCACGAGGTCACCGGTGTCGATGCCCGGGGACATCAGCGCGGCGACGTGGTCCGGGTCGAGCAGGGTCATGGTTGGTCAGCCCTCCTCAGCCGGGGCATCCGGCTCCTCCGTTACGGCCTCGGCAGCCTTCGCCGTCGGCCGGCCTCGCCGCGCCGGCGAGGGGGTGTCGACGGGGTAGCCGTGGCGGGCGAAGTAGGCGAGGGCCGGGGCGTTGTCGGCGTCGACCTCGCCCCGACCGTCCCGGAAGACGACCCCTGCCCGGGTGCCGCTGAACCCTGCGTCGGGGGTGCTGATCGTGCGGGTGGCCATCAGGACACCTTCACGCCGCGCAGCACGGAGGCTGCCTTCGTGGCCTTGAGCGCGACCGCGAGCGGGCCCATCTCGACCTCGCCCGTCTTGACGGCGCCCGCTTCGGTGAAGTCGGGCAGCCAGGTCCGAACGAGCGGCTGGCCCGAGACCGTCACCCCGTGGAAGCCGTCGAGGCCGACGCGGTAGGCGTAGAGGTCGGTGAGGTTCAGGGCGACGGGGATGATCGGGTTATTGGAGCCCGCCTTGGCCCCGGCGTCGACGAGCAGGGCGTTACCGTAGAACTCGCGCCGGATCGGCGCGCCCGAACCCGAAGTGAGCCCTTCGACGGGGCGCTCGACGTACTGGTTCGCCCGTCGCGCGACGGCCCGGAACTTCGCGATCGCGAGGCTGTTGCCGACGATGACTGAGGGCGGACCGTCGAGGACCGAGAGCCACTGGTCGATCGCGTCGAGGGCCTTCATGTAGGAGGTCGCCGCGACGTCGAAGTCGGTCCAGTCGCCGCCGCCCGGGAGGGTCGACGCCGTGATCTCCGTCGAGGTCCCGGTGAGTGCGGCGTCGAGGCCGTCGAACCCGTTGGGGTCGACCGCGGTGTCGCCGTTGACGAGCTCGTCGGTGAACTTCGTCCGGGTCGCCTTGGCCAGCTGCTCGAGCTGGAAGGCCGTCTCGGCGCCGCGCGCGAGATCGGACAGGACGCGGTCGATCTGGAAGGCCCCACCGAGGGGCCGGAGATCGACCGTGAACCGATCTTTGGCGGCCTCGGCCGGGGTGTACTCGGCGTTGATGGCCCGGAAGGCCGCGGCCCGCTCGGTGATGACCCGGTGGTAGCCGTAGGTCAGGGTCGAACCGCCGCCCATCGGGTTGACGGTGTCGTGGAACAGGAGCGTGTCGAGCAGCGCCGACTGCTTGCGGAACTCGTCGATCACGAGGCGGTCGACGTCGTCCTGCGTGTTGAGCGCCGCCTCGGCGAGGGTGACGGGCATCGGGATGGTCTCCTTTCATGCCCGTCCCCTCGCGGGGCGGGCAGTGTCAGCGGTTCTGTGTTCCCAGCCGGGCCGCGACGGCGCTCGCGAGATCGCTGGCCCTGGGCACCCCCGGTGCCCGAGGTCCGCCGTCGACGGACCCCGGGCCGGGCGCTGCCGGCGCCCGATAGGCGTCGGGCACGCGGGCCCTGTGGGCCTTGATCGCGTCGTCGAGGCCTGTGACCTGGTCGGCGTCGTCGACCACCAAGGCGGCGAACTCCGCGGCGTTGGCCAGGTCCTCGATGAGCGAGGGCACGGCGCCGGCGCGCGCGAGAGCGAGCTTCGTCTCGGCCCGACGGACCCGGGCGTGGAGCCGCTCGGTCACCTCATCGGCGCCGGCCTTGCGCGCGGCGGCGATCGCCTTCTCGGACTCCGACAGCGACGCTGCCTTGAGCTGCTCGAGCTCCCGCTCGGCGGCCTTCACCGCGGCGATGGCGGCGTTGCGCTCGGCCTTCATCGCGTCGAGGGCTCGCTTGCCGGCGTCGCCGAGACCCTGGGTGTCGTCCGGTGCGGACGGATCCGGGGCGGGGGTCGGCGCAGGCTGGGCCTGCGGGGTCGGGGCCGGCGCGCTGGCCACCGGCGGCGTCTGGGGAGGCGTTGCGCCTCCCGCGGCGGGCGTTGCGCCCGCGGGGGTGACAGGTTCGCTCATGAGGGTGGCTGCGTGCCTCCTGCGTTGTCAATCGGCCCCTGGATGGGGATGGCGGGTGTGGGGATCGGGATCACGGGCTGGGCGGGCTCGGGCGGTGCGGCCGCGAGCTCGGCCTCCCAGTCGAGGACCTGCTGCTGGCTGTAGCCGAGCTCGGACCACAGCTGGCGGCGCGGGATGTCGAGGTCCTTCTTCTTGGTGACCGCGTCGACGTGCTGGCTCTCGGACTTCGTCTCGGGGTTGCGGAACGCGGCCTCGGCGCCGGTCATCGCGGCCCACTTCTCGTAGCGAGTCGCGGCCGCCGCCGAGTTGCCGGGCGCCCGGGCCTTGATCGCGAAGGCGAGGCGCATCGCGTCTTCGAGCGGATCCTTCCAGTCGTCGCCGCGCTCACCCGCGACGGCGCTGATGCCGCGCTCGACCGCGGTCAGGCTCTCGCCCGATGGGAAGGTGCCCTGCGTGCCGAGGAGGTAGTGGGGCGGGAAGCGGCTCGCCGTGGCGATCGCCTGGACGAGCGTCTCGTGGACCTTGATGTAGCCCGCGAGGTCGGTCTGGCTGAACTCCGCCAGCCGCGGCTCCGGCTCACCGGGCGCGTTCGGGGGCACGGTGATCAGCGAGTCGAGGGCGACATCGAAGGGCTGGACCGGCGCGCCGGTCGCCGGATCGACCTCGAGCGCGAAGTTGAGCATGACCTTCTGGCGGAAGGCGCCGTAGAGCCCGGCCAGCATGACGTTCGCGATGTTCGCGTTGATCGCGTCCTGGATCGGCACGACCTTGCCGAGCTCGGACTCGCCCGTGAGGTGCAGGTCGGGCTTGTTGGGGAAGGGGATGACCGGCACCACCCCGAGAGGATTGGGCAGCGGCCACGGTTCGCCCGGAACGATCCGGCGCTCCCAGGACGTGCCGCCCAGGGTCGCGAGCTCGGCGCCCGCGGTGTTCGCCGCGAGTGGCGTGCGGTACTTGTAGACCGCGTCGGGCAGGAACAGGTTGGCGAACAGCGCGCCCGGCTCGTCCTCGTCGGCCCAGCGCTTGAGCGCGGCCCGGCGCACCCCGGTCTCGGGGTGGACCGAGGTGATGACCTCGGCGCCGTCCTCGACCCAGATGCGCGGTGCCCAGTCCTCGTCGGGCCAGAGGACGAGGCTGAACTCGCCCTTGATGAGGCCGCTCCGCATGCCCCGCTTGAAGCCCGCGTCGAGGTTGTTGTCCTGCCAGATCGACCAGGCGGCCTCGCTCGCCCGGTCGTCGCCGCCGAACGTGAATCCGTCGACCCCGAGCCGCTCGCTGATCGAGTCGACGACGACGCCCGCGTAGTTGACGTAGATCGGCATCCGCAGCCCGAACGCCTCGATGACACGGCGGATCTTGTACGTCTCGCGGTGCTTGCCCTCGTAGTACGCCTGGTAGAGGACCATCCCGTTCGCGTCGACGAGCCGGCGCTCGGTGCCGACGTCGTCGCGCCGACCGACCCGCGTGTACGTCGCCCGCCCCGCCCGCTCGGTCAGGCGACGGCCGAGGCGGTCGAGCCACCACTCCGGGCTGCCGAGAACAGGGGCGGGCATCAGCGAAAGCTCCCGATGACGCGTGGCTTCGGAGCCGGCGGCGGTTCGAGCATCGCCATCGCGATCGCCCGGACCATCGCGACTGCCGCCGTGTTGGGGCGCGTCGAGTCGTGCTTGGAGCGGGTGACCTTCATGCCCCGGTCGGTCAGGACCGCGGTCGTGTTCGCGACGTGCTCGGCGAGGACCGGGTCGGCCTCGTGGACGAGGCGTCCCGTGGTGATGAGCTCGTACGCTAGGGTCGACGGCGGGCCCATGACCGCCGCGGTCATCGGCACCTCGACCATGTTCAGCCCGTCGTGCCCGAGGATCTCGGCCGACTCGCCGAATGCCTGGCGGTCGTACCCGAAGGCGGGGCCTGGCAGCGCCCGCTTCGTCCGCTCGTCGCGCGCCTGCGGCAGCGGGAACTCGGCTCGCAGCTCGCGGAGGCGGACGCGCATCGCTTCGGTGCTGGCCATCCCGGTCGCCGACTCGGGCGCGAACACCTGCGCCCTCACCACGACCCGGTCCCCTTGCCGCTGCGCGACAGAGATCGCGGCGTGCTCGCCGCCGGGACTGCGGTCGATGCCGACCCCGATCGGCAGCGTGGGGTTGAGCGGCAGGTCGCCCTCGGTCGCCCGCCACGCGCCGTCCCGGAGCCAGGCGTCCTCGAAGCCCACGAACTGGTTGAGGTGGTAGCGGCGCCACTCGAGGAGCGCGCCGCGGGCCCGGAGCCGCGCGAACTGGGCGCCCAGGTACTTGCCGTCGTGGAGCCAGCTGACGGGGTTCGCGGCGAACCAGACCGCGGGGTCCTCGATGTCCGCGTCGCGCGGGGCGCCGTACCAGTAGATGAGGGTGCCGTTCGTGCGGTCGCGGTAGATGAGCAGCGAGCCACGATCCTCGAGCTCGCCGGACCCTGAGAACATCGACTCGAAGAGCTCGGCGAGGATGCCCTCGCCGGCCACGCCTGCCGTGCTGATCCAAAGCGTGAACGGCTGCTCGCGAGCGCCGGTGCCGGTCGTGAGCGCGGTGTAGAGCTCTGCGCTCTTGTGGGCGTGCAGCTCGTCGATGATGTTGGCCGAGGGGTTGAGCCCGTGCTGGAGGGCGGCGTCGGACGACAGGGAGCGCATGATCCCGCCGTTGCGCGGGCACTCGATCGTGTAGCGGTGGGGGACGAGCCGATCGAGCAGGAGCGGGCTCCGGCTGACCATGCTCCGCGCTTGCCCGAGCACGATACCGGCCTGGTTGCGGGCGGCCGCGGCGACGTAGACCTCGGGCTCGGGCTCGCCGTCGGCGTCGAGCATGTACAGGCCTGCGGCGCTGGCCATCGTGGACTTCGTGTTCTTGCGCGGGATGCCGAGGCCGACCTCGTTGTAGATGCGGAGACCGGTCGAGGGGTCGAACTCGAGCGCCTCCCACCAGAACTCACGCTGCCAGGGCTCGTAGACCAGGGGCTGGCCAGCCCAGCGGCCCTTGGTGTGGCGGATGTAGCGCTCGCAGTACGCGGCGAAGTGGGGACCACCGGACAGCGCGTCGGGGACCACGCCTCAGCCCACATCGCCGACCACTCGGAGCCGTGGCGGGAGGCCGATGTCGGCCGTGAGGGCGTCGAGCGCACGCTCGGGCTCAATCCGCAGGCCGACCCGGGCCGAGGGCGAGAGGCCCAGCTCGCGGGCGAACTGGCGGACCTCGTCGGCGTTGTCGCGGGCGACCTGGTGGAGCGGGTTCTTGACGAGGTTCCCGTCGCGCCTCGTGATCGGCCCCGACTGCGCGTACAGCCGGGCCGCCTGGGCGTAGCGGCTGACGGCCTCGCAGTAGCAGCGCAGGACGTCGGCGTCGGCGGCCCGGATGACGCCCGTGTGGCGCATGTCCCGGATCACTCGCCGCCACACCGCCTTGGCCTCGGGATCCATGTCCGCTGGCATCTTCGGCAGGTCGGCCGAAGGCATCGGCTCGCGCAGGTTGAGGCGGCTAGGGCGCGTCTCGCCGCGAAGCTGCTTCACCTTCGTCGGCGTCGGGGCCGGCCCGCGCCTACCCATCGCCAGCCGCCGTCGAATGCGGGTAAGTCCCCTTGACAACGTGGCCGATATCGGCCATGTTATGACCATGACCACAGACGCAGGAGCCACCGCGATGACGAACTTCGAGACCCTGACCCGGGCGACGCTTCGGGTCGACGAAGCCGAGCGCCAGGTCCGGATCGCGGAGATCCGCCTGAACAGCCTGGTCCCGGGTGCTCCCCTGCGCTACGGGGTCGAAGCGACACGCCGCTTGCGGGCCGCCGACGCCGAGCTCGAGGCCGCGCGGGCGGCCTACGAGGCGGCGCAGGACCTGCCGGCCCCCGAGGAGTAGCCGGTGCTGACCCTCACCGAGGCCGCCGACCAGCTCGGCGTCGCGGCGACCACCCTCCGCCACCAGGTCCAGGCCGGACGCCTTCGGGCGCGCCTCGTCGGCAAGACCTACGTCGTCACGCCCGCCGAGGTCGAGCGCTACCGGCGCGAGCATCTCGGGAAACCGGGCCGTCCTACCCATCGGCCCGCTCCGCCGCCCGTCCCGTGAAGTTCTGCCAGCGCTCGATCGCGACCTGGACGTACTTGGGGTCGATCTCCAACGCGTAGCAGCGCCGACCGAGGGTCTCGGCGGCCATAAGCGTCGTGCCCGAACCTGAGAAGGGCTCGTAGACCGCCTCGCCGGGCCGGAGGTGGTTGCGGATCGGGATCTCGGAGAGAAGCACCGGCTTCTGGGTCGGGTGGTCCTCCTTGCGCTCCTTGGACCCGCCGCCGATCCGCTTGGGGCTCGGAGCGCGCCAGATCGTCGCCTGGTCGCGCTCGCCGATGAACAGGTTCGGCACGCCGGGTCGCCGGACGACGACGCACGGCTCGTGGGCCCAGTGGTACCAGGAGCGCCCGACCGAGAAGAGGCCCTTGTCCCAGATGATCTGGCCGGCGAGCTCGAAGCCGATGGCCAGCAGACCCTGGAGCACCTCGAGGGTGTGGACGCTTGCGTACCAGACATAGCCGACCTGGAGGGAGGGCACGAGGGCATAGGCCTCGGACCAGTCGGCGCGCGTGTCCATGCTGATCGAGGTGTTGCGGTGGCCAGCGGTGTGGTGCCCGCGCTTGGGCGGCTGCGCCTCCTCGCCGTCGGGAACCTCGCGCATCATGTACGGCTTCTCGGCGCCGGCCACGACACCCCAGCCCTTCACCCGCTTGCGCGGCCCGTTGTAGACGCCGTCGCGCCAGGTCTGGTCGAGCTGGACGCCGTAGGGTGGGTCGGTCGCGAGCAGCGTGGGCGCAGCGCCGTCGAGCAGCCGCGCCACGTCGGCGGGGCTCGTCGCGTCGCCGCACAGGAGGCGGTGGTCGCCAAGGCGGTACAGGTCGCCCGGCTTGACGTAGGGCTCGGTGGGCGGCTCGGGGACCTCGTCGGGGTCGGTGAGTCCGGTCTTCGGCTCATCGCCCCGGAGGTCGCCGAGCAGGGCGAGCAGCCCGGCGTCGTCGACGGTGACGTCCGCCAGGAGTGCCCGCAGCTTCTCGTCGTCGCGCCCGGCCATTGCGCCAATCGGATCGAGGGTCGCGAGGACGAGCGCCTCCTCGTCAGGGGTGAGGTCCACGTACAGGACGGGCACGCTCGGCTCGCCGCGCGACAGGGCGAGCGCGACGCGGGCGTGGCCGTCGACGACGAAGCCGGTCCGCCGGTTGACGAGGACCTGCTGGACCCAACCGACCGCGTCGAGCGCGCCGGCCAGCGCGTCCTGCTGCGCCTTCGGGTGGATCCGCCAGTTGGCGGGGTTCGCGAGCAGCTGGTCGGGCGCCTCCTCGCCTGCGCCGGTGATCCGATTCCGCCAGCCCGCCGTGGGAGCGGCCGCGCTCATCGGGCCGCCGCCACAGATCGGCCTTGCATCGTGGCGACGACAGCGTGATGGATGTCCGCCGCGACGCCAGATCGGCGTCGGCGAGCGAAAGGACGAACGACATGGCGGACATGCGCACGTGCATCGGATCGGCGAAGTTCGGGATCGAGGCGCACGAGGCGCCGGTCACCGAGTTCCCGGCCCAGCCCAGCCAGAAGGACGGGCTCGGCCGGATGTGCAAGCCCCACTGGAACCAGTACACGAGCGCGCTTCGCAGGGCGGCCCTGGCCCGCAAGGCGGCCGAGGCCGCGCCAGCCGAGCCGGAGCCCGTCGCGGCGACCGCGCCGGTCCGCGGCAAGCGTGGGCGCAACGCAGCCGCGCCGGAGGCCGACGCCCAGGGCGACGCCGGATAG